AGGCGTAGGAACCCGTCCCGGTGCCGGGAGTCCGGGGAGCCCCTGTGGCCGTCCCAGACCAGGCGAAGATGCCTTCTGCGGTGCCCGTGACAGTGGTCGCCGTCGAGCCGGAAGCGGAGCCGGTGAAAGTCAGGTCGCCGGCGGCTGTGCCGAATGTTTCCGGGATGCCGCTGGCCGCGCCGGTGAAACTGTAGTCGCCGGTGCCTTGCCCCTCGACGGGGGTGGCCCCCTCGACAGCGGTGGCCCTCGGAGTAATGGCGTAGCTGTTCAGCCCGAGGATCTGGAAGTCGATCGTGTCGCCGTTGCTGACGTCGGCCCCGACGATCTGGAGCGAGAACTCCCACTCGGTGTAGTCGTTTCCTGCAAACGGCACGCTTGGTGCTAGTCCGTCTGTCACGCCGTATCCAATTACGAATGTGCCAGACCCTAGCAACGATGTTGTCGTGTCGTTGTTGGCGAATTGGCCGCTGTTGACGCCCTTCACGACCGCCGAGGTTGTGCTGATGCTCGTATACAAGCCGCCGTTGAGACTGAACTGTAGCTGTGCGTTCAGCCCAGCGCCGCCGCCTGCGTTCTCCACGACCACGATGCGCAGCCGGAAAGTCTCGTCAACAGGTTGCGACCAGTTGGTGTCGAGCGCATGATCCCACGTGTTGACGTTGAGGCCGACCGTGTCGCCTCTGGCGCGGAAGCGTGATTGCACATAGTTCGGGTTTGTATGACCGCCAGCGATCAGCCGGATCGGGCGGCCGTCCCTGCGGTACCCGATTATCTCGCCGGGGCGCGCCTTTGCCGGATCAGTGACCGAGAGCGTCATCGGCCGCCCGCCTCATGACCGCACGGAACTGCGCATTGGGTACGTTCCGACCGGCGAGGATCTTCTGCCAACCCGGCGCGGCGAGGTACTGCACGAGACCGGCCATGTCGCCGCACAGCCAATTCTCGGCCTCCCACCAGTACCAGTCGACAACGCGCGGGCCGTCGCCGTGCAGGATCTCCTTGCGTTTCAGCTGGTCGTCCCATTGGACGATGCACAGCACGCCCAGTCCGGGCACGTCCTGGGCCGGGCAGTCCTCATCGGAGAAGGTCGACCCGTCTTCGTAGTACACCCGCCATTGCATGGCGCGGCTATCAGGCAGCGACGGAAAGCGTCAGGTCCAGATCCCCGATCGGGATGGTGAACTCGTCACCCGACGTGACCGCATTCGCCGTCATCAGACCGGAGCAGATGAACGTCCCCGCGCTCGACGCGGTGTGCGCCGACCAGTGGGTGTAGTCCTCATTGGTGTCCACCTCGCCGGTCGTCCATGTGATCGCGGTGTCGTTGCTGATCGTGCCGCCGGACGCGGCGCCGAATGAGACCTGCTTGCGGGTGGCGTTGCCAGCGATCGCGGTCGCGCCGGCCGCGCCGGGGTCGGCGGTGTGCAGCTGAATCCAGAACGCGGTGGGCGCGGTGTAGTTCGTCGCGTTACCCAGCGCGTCAAGGATCTTCGCAGCCTCACCCGAGGCCAGTCCAACAGCCATATCTAGTTCTCCTTCGTCGTCTCGGCCGACGTCAGGGAAGGCCCCGGCGTGGAAGTGATAGCATCCGAGCCGACCGAGGTGAGCACGGACAACAGCGTGGCCAGCCCGGCGATCGAGGCGCCCTTGACCCAGTCGACCTCGAGGATTCCGGTCGCGTCAGCGACGAGGAAGGCGGCGAACGCCTGGGCGAATGTCTTGACCGCCCGTTCGGCGGCAGCCTTCCAGAAAGCAGCGGTAAGCATGGTGGTTCCCCCTTCATCTGTGCCAGGGACTGAAGTCCCAGGCGAAATGCAATGCCAGGAACGCGAGCCCCAGCAGGAACAGGTCGACCGCGTCGGCGCTGACACCAACGGCGGCCAGGAAGATGAGCACAGCGGCGATTACGGCGAACATCACGGCTCCTCAGATGGTTCTTTGCACATGCTGGCGGGCATCGGGAACTCGTCCGGCTCGCCCTCGGTGTAGGTGATGACCATGTGGCAGTCGCCGCCGTTGACGAACTCGATCGAGACGATGCCGCGACCGTCCGCGCCGTCGCTGCCGTCTACTCCAGCAGGCCCAGGCGGCCCTTGAGGGCCTTCAGGGCCGACGATGGACTCTCCGTCCACGCCAGATTCTCCAGCAGGCCCCTGAGGCCCGACGATGGACTCGCCCGACTCACCCTGCGGCCCGCGACAGGCCTCGAATCCGAACTCCTCGCCACAGGACGGTCCAGGAATCCCGTCATCACCTTGACGACCTTGAATGCCGACGCCTGGCACTCCTTGCGGTCCCCGGCAGGCTTCCAGGCCGAGCTCTTCCACACATGAGGGACCACGTTCACCCATCGGGCCGGGGATCGTCTCGGCCGGCCGCTCCTCGATCCGCTCGGCCTGACGACACAGATCCCCGAGCTCGCGGGCTGTCTCATCACGCCGCTCGCAGGCGGCGCGGACCTGGGCGGCGATCGACGCGGCGTTGTCGGTGGCCAACTCCGCCGAACGTTGCGACGTGGAGCGGTCGTACAGAATCCACCCGACCAGCAGCAGCAGCAGGACGAGCAGAATGATCGTCAGCCGGTGGCCGCGGCTGGTGGGCAGTGGGTTACGTCTGATCATCAGTACCGCCCTCTACAGCATCCCCACCGCCGTCGATCATGCGCCGGTAGCGGGCGGCGGCGTCTTCGGCGGCCCACCTAGCCTTACGTTCCTGCTCGACGTCCTCGCGCAGGTCGATGACCTCGGCACGCAGGACGCCTATCTGTGAGCGCAAGTCCTGGATCTGCGCGTCGTGACGAGCCGTGATCTCGCGGATATCGTCGGCGTGCTGCTCGCGCTCTTCCTTCATCTCATCGGCGTGCTGCTTACGAAGATCGCGTAAGACACTTTGGTAATCGCCACGGTCACCGGACGCCTGACGCATCAAATGCAGGACTAGGAAGACCAGCAGCCCGAAGAATCCCGCGCCGGGGATGAGGGTGGACCACTCTGGAAGCTCCACGCATTTGCTCCCCCCCGCTCAGAGTCGCTCGTCGGTGCGAACCGTCTGCTCGGCCTTGCTCTCGGCAGGCGGTCGGGCTCCCCCCGAGCACGGCTCACCGTTCACGCGGTGCCGCTTCACCATGCCGGTGGCGAACGCCAGCATGTGCTCCCGCCCGCACACCGCGCACACCCCGCGCTCAGGTGCCGCGCCGCGGATGGTGTGTAACGGACGGCGGCGGACGACGGCCACGGCTCAATGCCGAGCTGAACGGCCAGGATCTGGCCGCGATGCCACAGGGATCTTCTTGCCATCGACTGTGACGTGTCGTGGGGCTGGCTTGTTTGTGATGCCGCTTTCACGTTCGAGTCGAGCGATGTCAGCCTGCAACTGCGCACGCTGCTGATCACTGTGCTTACTCATTAGCCTTCCCCATTCCTCACGGCGCCGGGTACACCGAGCGGACCTCGGCCAACGTGCCCTCGGCCTGTGGGAACCACTGCAACAACTGCGAGGACACCTCGGCGTCCTCGTCGAACGGCACACCCGCGGCCTTCAGCTGCGTGAACGCGGCGAAGTCCGCCACGTGACGCCGAGACGTGCCGGTCAGCAGCCAGATCCGGGTCGGGTCGGTGCCGGCCTGCTTAACAAGGATCATGTCGGTGGCCTTTCGGAGAAGTTCGAGCGGCGGGGGTGGGGGTGGCGGTGGGGGCTCGGTCGGAGGCCGTGTCAGCGCACCCGAGACTACGAGGGAGTTCATGTTGTCCCCGGCGCAGCCGGTTTGGGCGCCCGGTACGCGGCGGTGATGGGTGACACCGGTCGCGGTCGGCCAGCGCTTGAGCCACACATTGCGCCGGAAATGGCGGTAGGCGTCGACCATCTCGGGATGGATGGGCTCGGTGTTGCCGATGGTCCACAGGGTGGCGCCGCCGTGCCAGTTGGCCCGCGGATTCGTTGAACTGGCGTGGGCGGCCGGGACGCGGCCGATGCCGCGCAAGTCGACCACCACGGCGCCTTCGGTGGTCATGGACACGCACATTCCGTAACCGATGTCGGCCCAGCCGCGGGTGTTGACGTGGTAGTTGTACCAGCCACGCAGATTGTGCCGCAGATTCGACAAGGTCATGATCTCGAAGGCGCGGATGCGGCCCGGGTAGTGGCACACGTTGCCTAGGCGCCACAACTCGTCGTCGACCAGATGGGCGCCGCCACGCTTCCAGTCATCGTCGGCCCACCACGAGCGAGGCAGATACGTCGGGGCAGTCACTGCTCGTCCACGTCTGGGATCTCGGGCAGCGGGCCGTCCACGTCATCGCCGACCCCGTCCTCCTCGGTGTACGGGTCGTCATCGACGCCGAACTCGCCGGGAATGTTCGGCGCCTCATCGCGTGGATGCTTCGGATCAGACATGGCTTCCCCTCATCTCCTACGTTGTCCCCACGCGCCGAGCGTGGCCGGCGCCCCGCGGGTCGCACCGCGCATCCCGCCACGGCCGGACAGCGCCGCCAATGCGCGCGCCACCGTCGGCGAGTATGAATCCAGCTCCAACGTCGACGCCGCAGATGTTGTGTCGTAATCTTTTGCGACAATCTGAAACACCGTTACACCGTCACGGATCGTGGCGTTCAGCGAGTTCGGATTCGGTGTGATGCCGCGCACCCGGATCAGGTTGCCCGGCCGGATCTCCCACGGATCGACCATCCGACCACGCTCATGGTCGTAAATACGCCGGGCGATCGTCAATGTGCCGGCGTTCGGCGGGGTTGCGTGCTCGGCGAGCAACTGATCCCCGGCCTGAATCGCCGACTCGGACGAGCCGGCGTTGTCGCCTAGATCCAGGAACGCGTCACGGGTCAGCCCCACCGCGTCGAGCACGGCCACGGTCTGCGTCCGGCGGGTGCGCTTGATCCGCCCCGCCGTGTCCTTCCACCGCACCGTCACCGCGTTGTACAGCCCGTCCGCCGAGCCGGTCGAACGGTAGCCATCGGACACGTCCGCCTCGTAGCGGACCGTCGTCGGCCACGTCTTCCACTCGAAGCGGTACTTGCCGTTCGGCATACGGTCCGTGGCCTGCCAGAAGTAGGCCGGCTCCAGCAGCATCAGATCGTTCAGCACACCTGCCGGGGTGATGCCGTCCGGATAGGCCAGTTGATTGATCGCGTACGAGGTGGTCTCCACGGTGGCGTTCGCCCCGTCGTACTCGGGCAGCAGCCGCCCCAGCAGATCGGCCACCACCTCGGACGCCAGCACCGAATGGGTCGTGTAACCGGACGCGCCGACCACCGCGCCGGCCTTGGTGAACCGCTGCGCCATCACGTACAGCCCGGCGATCTGAGTCCACGTGATGTCGTCCAGGATCTTGGTGCCGGCTGCGCCGGTCCAGCGCACCACGACCTCCACCGCGTCGAGACTGGCACCGAAATTGGTGGTCATCACTTTCGGGTTCGCAGCGCTCTCCGAGGTGGAGAACGCGTCGTCGCGGGGTGTCGCCAGCGGCGAGCCGACCACACCCTGCACCCGCAGGTTCGCGTGAGCCCGGCCCTCGATGTGCTTGTAGTCGAACCGGGCCAACAATTGGCCGCCCTCGCGCAGCAGCCCGTACCGGAACCGGATCACCGCATTGGTGGCCAGGCCCACGGCCCCCGACCCGGCCTGCTCGGTGATCTGCATCTCGACCGCATCGATCGTGGTGTCCGAGTCGTACTCGGTCACCTGCACCCGGTTGGTCTTGATGTTGTTCCCGCCGATGCTGCTGTATGCCCAGTTCGTCAGATCCCGGTCCACGTAGATCAACGGCACGGTGCGGTCCTGCGCGTGCGCCGACGGCCCCACCGCCGCCAGATCCCACACCTGGCCATCGCTGCCGACACCCCGGCCCGGGTCCTCCAGCCGACCGCACCACACGGTGTTGCCGTTGCGGGCGTCGAAGATGTCGACATCGGCGTAGTAGGCGATCTCATCCGGCGACAGGTTCAGCGGCCGGTCAAGCGAGAACTGCGCCGAGGCGAACCCGCCCGGCGCAACAGAGCGGAACGACAGCGAGCGCAGATCGCGCTCGATGTGCCGGATCGTGCGGGCCGACGAAAGCTGAACCGTCAATGGGATCGGCAGCGTCATCAGGTGCTCGCCGGGCGCACTGTCAGGTAGCGCGGATAGTACGACACCGATACGCTGGACATCGTCGTCAAGGTCCACACGGCGATGCTGCGAAGTAGGAAGATGCGGTTCGTCTGATTCGGCGACAGCAGAGGATACCCGCCGGGAATATGCGGCGCGGCGCTGCTGACCACCCGATTGGAGCCGTCACGCACATACACCGAAGTGTCGCGCGCATCCAGCACGTGGGTCTCAAGAGCGTTCGCCCATTCGGTGATCGCCAACCGGTCGTCGGCCGGGACGAACACCAGGACGTCGAAGTCCAACGTCCCCGAACCGGATGTGCGTTCGGCGCGCACCTCAATGTTGACGGCGTTGGATACGGACAGTTCGGTGCCGTCTCCGGCATAGATCGGGTCGAACCCGAACGGCAGGCTGATCTCACCCAGATCGGCGGCCCGGAAGCTCGTGCTGGCTGGCGTCGCGTAGATGTCGTTCTCAACCATCGACAGCGAATCGCCCCACAGCAGCCGAATGTTGACCCCATCGCTGGAAGTGTTCTTGCGGTAGCGCAGGAACACCCGGTAACGGCCACGCAGATCAACACCCGATGTACCGAGCGTGGTAGTCGACAGGCGGATCTGATCCGAGGCCGTCGTGAACGTGCACCGCGAATAGTTGCTACCCGAACCGGAGAAGTTCGCGTCATTGGCCTGGACCGTGGTGTTCGTGCCCTGCGTCATCGCCTCGGCCTGCAGGAAGAACGGCAGATTCGCGGGAGTGCCGCGGCGGCGTACCGCCGTCAACGTCTGCACACCGATACCCACCGCCGAACCCGGGAACGAGATCAGCGCCGGGGATTCCACATCCCCCTTCACCCCGGTCACATCCACGAAACAGCCATTGCTGCCCGCCGCCGGGTCCGTCGACACCGTCACCGCCGATACCGGGGTCTCCAGCGTGCCGTAGGCGAAAGGCTCGGCCAGGAACGCCACCGACAGCAGTTTCCGCGTCCCGTCGATCTTCCCCAGATCCAGCACCTCGTCCGCCGAAGTGCGGAACGTGCGGAAGAACACCGGGTTCGTCGTCTCCTGCTGCCACCGCAGGAAGTTGCCCGGCCGGTTCAACTCCCGATAGAAGGTCTGCAGCTGGGTCGCGGTGGCATCGGCTGACGCCGCGTTCACCGACAGCATCAACTGGATGGTTCGCAACCCGTACGCCGACGCCGGGATCACCGCGCCGTCGGCCAGCAGCGTCGAAGCGACAGCCTGATCCAGCGGCGGCGGCGAGAACTGGGTGCCCTCGGTGTGAAGCCGCCACGTCGTGCGGTCGTTCAAGTCCAGCCGCGTGGTGGGGCTCGAGGCGATCGAGTCGACGAACTTCAGGCTCGACGCCATCTAGCCGCCCCTCCCATACAGGTTTGCCTGCCTGGCCGCGTCAACCCGCGGCATGACGATCCCGGCGCGGCGCATCGCCCGAACGAACGCCTCGGCCTGCTTGTCATAGTCGAGTCCGCCGCCGCCGGACGGCCGGCGAGCCGATCCCCCGGTCGGCCGGCCCATATCAGACATCAACTCGTGGAACGCCTGGGTCTGCTTTCGGCTAAGAATCCGTTCGCCGGTCTGGCCGATTACGAGTCGCTCATCGGGGCGGAACACCAACCCGTCATGGCCGCGCCGCAAACCGCCGCCACCGATAACCCCGCCCTGGTGAAACTCGGTGATGAACCCGCCGCCGCCCGGTGGCCGGTAGATCCGCTGCACCTGTTCCCGGATGGTGACCGTGACAATCCGGTTCTTGATCGCCTGCAGTGCGGCCTGTACCTTTCCGGCCTCGTCCTTCGCCCGCTGCGCACCGATCAACTCGACGGTCGTTTTAACGTCGTCAGGGATCAGCCCGTACTTGTCAGCGAGCCTCTCCGCCTCCTTGGAGTCGATACCCATCGCGTCAGCCACATCGAGGAACTTCTCGCGGGCCTTCTCGGTCTTACCGACCACAGCATCGGTGGAGGCACCCTGCTCCACCATCGTCTCAATCAGCGCGTGCGCCTGCTCGGCCACACCCCGCATGGCGTCTCGCTGGTCCAGTTTTGACGCCTCGTCGTCTTTCGAGACGTCCTTAGCCTTCGCGATCGCCGTGGCCAGCGCGTCTTGCCGCTCCTCCAGATTCAAGGCTTCCTGCCCAGTCTCGAACAGCGAATCCTTTAACCCGTCGATCGCATCACGGGCATCCTTGGCGATTTGCTCGGCGTACTCCAGCGACGTGGTGAGACCATCCGTGTTATCACCTGCGGTGACAGCGGCCCCGCCCAACCCCTCAGCGGACGATTTCGCCCCGTCCATCGACGACTGGAACGTCTTGGCGGGCCCTTCGTCCTCCATGATGCCAAGGAATTCCAGGATCTCCTTATCCCATTCGATCAATTGGCCGATCGTGTCGCCAAAGAAGTCCCGAACCGGCTCGGTGGCATCCAGGAACGCGATCACCCCGTCGGCGGCGCCCTTGAACCCGTCCGCAATGCCCTTGACGGCTGGCATGAAATCCTCGAGGATCGTCTCACCGAGCCTGGCCATTGCGGTCTCTGCGTTCGCCAGCGAGCCGCGGATGGTGTCGCCCATCGACTTGGCGGCGCCCTCGATCTTGATGTTGTTCTCGCCGAATCCCTTGCTGCCCTGTTCCCACAGGTCGAAGAACCGTTCGGCATCGATCTCGCCGCGCGAGATCATGTCGCGCATCTGCTCGGCGGTCACGCCGGCCGCGTCAGCGAGCAGCAGCAGCGCCGGCACTCCCCGCTCCTGCAGCATGTTCAGTTCTTCGCCCATAATCTTGCCCTGGGTCTGGATTTTGACGAAGATGTTGCCAATCTCGTCAAGCGGTGCTTGCGCGAATGCTGCGGTGTCGGCGGTCATCTGCAACCGCTGATTGACATCGTCCAGGTCGACGCCCGCCGAGACGAACTGCGTCATCGCCCCGGCCCCGGCATCCAAGGAGAACGCGGTGCCGGTCACCGTGTCCTTCAGACCGTCCATCAGCTTGGCGGCCTCAGAGGTTGACAACCCCATCTGATCCAGGCGCTTACGGGCATCGTCCAAGTTGGCCAGCCGGTTGAACCCGCCCACCATGATCTTGTCCCAAGCCTGCCAGCCGACGGCTAGTCCGCCCACGGCACCGGAGATCTTCCCGATCATCCCGGTCATGCCGGTGCCGACCTTGGTGAAGTTCGCGTTCGTGCCCTTCGCCTTGGCACCGACCTGGTCGAAGACCTTAGACGCTCTATCGTTTGCAACGATGTCGAAGGCGAGTTGCGCCACGGCCCACCTCCGGATAATGACGTTCGGCCTATTGGCGGGACGCTAAGCAGCGCGTATGGTGACAATGAAGGGGGAAGTCGATGTTCACAATCTGGTTCGTGATAACCGCGGTCCTGCTGGCCGGCAACATCCTGGCCTGGATGGACAACCGCTACTGGCGGAAGGTAAGCAAGCAGAGCAACTAGCGACCACGCCCGCGCATCACGTCCAAATAGGTCGCCCGCAGCCGATCGTCCATGGCCAGCAGATCATCGAACGGGATGTGAGTCAGGACGCTGAGCTCGACGAGTTCTCGAGTTGTCGAGCCCGCCTCGTAGGGTCCGTCTCGGACCCATTGAGAACGTTGATGTCATCGACCCGCTTGAGCCAGTCGTCGAATGCTTCATCATTGACTAGACCGTCGATGCTCAAGCTGGCCCAGGCCAGGAAGTACAGCCACTCCTGCCTGCCGCGTGGCTCACCCTTGACGCGGGGGTGGAACGCGTCGGAGAACGCCATCTCGAACTTGCGCTCGAACTCCACTTCGGCACGTGCACCGGCAGTTGCCTCCTGCGCCGACCCGTCCAGGTAGACGACCTTGAGCTTGTTCAAATCGACCTCGCGATCTTCGTGGCGACACGTGACATCGTCTGCTGCAGCTCTTTGCGCACCGCAGGCCCGCCGGCTTCCATCGGGTCGGTGAACCAGCCTTTCGGCACACTCTGAAACACGATGGGGCCGCGACCGAACACCGGGTGCGCCACCCGACCGCGGTCAATCCGGAATGGATCGGCCACCGCGTTCGGCTTGGCCTCGATGCGGATACCGGCGCCGCGCCCCGTGGTCCGCCGTTTGTGCGGCAACGACGTGCGCGCCACCCGACGACCCAACCCGCCGCGCGACGGCAGGATCGACCGGGCCGAATCCTTCGCCGCCCGCTTCAACGGCTTCGTTGCCGCCGTGATCCCGGTCGTCAACTCCCGCTTCAACTCACGCCCGCCATACTTACGCAGCGCACGGGACAACGCGACGAAGTCCTCAGTGTTGACGACACGGACCTCAACAGCCATCAGCCCTGCTTGACGATAGGCCCGGAGGCGTTCCAACTCGCGGAGATGTCCACCGAGCCGGTGACCGTCGCGCTGACGTTGAAGTCAGGCAGGATCTCGCCCCAGAAGTACTGCGTGTTGAGGTTGGTGTTCGGGTACAGGTAGAACTTGCGGGGCAGCCCGTCCAACGCTGCCGTGTAGGTCTGCACGGTGGCGTTGTCGTAGAACCCGGAGAAGTCTCCGGAGGCGTCGGGCAGGCCGGCGACATAGGACTTGTTGGCGTCGCCGAAGGCCGTCACATCGGCCTTCTCTGTG